GCGCGGAAGCGGCCGCCCAGCAGTTTAACGTCATGGAAGAGTTTGCCAAGCAGTCGGCGCACAACATGCAGAACGCGTTTTCGCAGTTTTTTTTCAAGGCGTTTACGGGCGAGCTTCGCAGTGTCAAAGAGGTGTTCGCGAATTTCGGCCGGGCGGTTCTGCAGATGATCTCGAACATCTTGGCGAAGCTGTTACTCATAAAGATATTTACGGCGATGGCCGGTGCTGGCGGCACGATCTTCGGTGTGCCGGTGGCGAGTTTGTTCCATAGCGGAGGAACGGTCGAAAAGCGCAACCGGGCGTTTATCCTGGCGCATTCTGGCCTTGCCCCGGATGAGGTGCCGATCATCGCGCAAACGGGCGAAGGCGTGCTTTCCCGCAGGGGAATGCAGGCATTGGGCGGGTCGGATAACTTGCGCGCGCTTAACCGCGGGGAATCTATGCGCGGGGAAGGTGTCACGATCAACGTCAATCAGGTGATTCAGGCATGGGATGCGCAGGACGTTTGGCGCAACCGCAAGATGCTTTCCAATGCCATTGCCGACGATATTTACAATAACGGGAAGATCCGTTCGGTGATCAGGAGTTACGCATGAGCGATTTTAATTATCTACCGGATTTTGTTTTCGAAGAGACGCTGGAATGCAAGACGCTTATTTCGGAGTTCGAAAGCGGCGTTGAACAGCGCAGGCGCAAGTGGGCGGCACCGTTACGCAAATGGCGGCTCAGGTTTTCCAGCCGGTCAAAGGCGGATATGGAAATGGTGCGGAATTTCTTTTCCGCGAAGTACGGCTCATTTATGGCGTTTACATGGACGAATCCGAACGATGCCGTGGAGTATACGGTTCGGTTTGCCGAGGACAGTTTTAAATACACGATGAAGGCGTACGAGGTGTACGACTTTGAGTTCGATTTTATAGAGGTGAAGTAATGCCGAGAAATGTCAGCCCTTTATTTATCAGCGAGAAATCGAAGCAGGAGAACGCTCCCATCTTTTTATACGTCCTCGAAAAGTACGACTCCATTAATGATTTGAGGATCGCGGGGTTCGATCAGGACGTGACGTATCAGGGGGAGGTTTATTCAAAGTTCCCGGTAACGCATGAGTTTATCGGCGAGAACAATCAGGGGCAGATCGATCAGGTCAAGGTGCGGCTCGGGAATGTTTCGCGGTTGCTTCAGCTGTATCTGGAGCAGTTCGATCTGCGCGGGAAAAAGGTCACGATTCGCATGGTCTGGGCCGACCAGCTGGCGGATCCGGACGCGCATATGGATGACGTTTTTTATATCGACAGCTATACGGCAGACCAGAAGAACGTGGAGTTCACTTTAACCGGCAAGTTCGATGTTCTGGGTGTTGATCTGCCCGCGCGCAGGTACGCGCGTAATTACTGCGCGTGGAAGTTTAAGTCGCCCGAATGCGGGTATATCGGAGGAGAGATTTCATGCAACAAAACCAAACAGCGGTGCAAGGTACTGGAGAATTACCACCGGTTCGGGGCTTTTCCGTCCGTGCCGACGCGCAGAATCTACGTGATGTAGAAAAGGCGATCATCGGCAAGTATCTCGGCATACCCTACCGCCACCGGGGCCGGACGATAGAAGGGCTGGATTGCTGGGGGTTTCTTAAACTCGTCTATGCGGATCTGGGTTACCGGCTTTTTGATATCGAGGATCTGGAATACAGCAAGGTGTGGGGTTTAAGCGGCAAGGACTATTTCAGGGAGCATTACGGCCACGATTGGGATCGCGTTGAGACGCCGCAGGTTTTGGACGGGATATTATTCGTCAATTCAAGAGGCGTGGCAAATCATGCGGGGATCGTTCTTTCGAGAAGGCGTTTTATCCATTGTTGCCGTCAGGGGGTTGTGGTGTCGCGGCTCGATGATGTGTCGTGGAAAACAAAAACAGAAGGTTTCTACAGGTTAAAAAATGATATCCGTTCGTAATATCGATAATCCGTTCAAGACGGAAGAGGCGCAGGTTCTGGAATTCATCTATTCCAGAAGCAAATCCGTGCGCGAATATCTCGACAATTCCGGATTCGATTATAAAGACAAGCGCGTCATCGTGACCGGCAAACGCATCGAAGATCTGGATTCGCGTATTGAAGAGGGAGACGAGATCGTGGTGGCGCCGGAGGTCAAAGCGCCGGTGGTAGCTGTTGTGTCATTTATCATCTCGGCAGTCTGGGCGGCCGCGGTGGCGCATCCGTTTCTTTTCACGTTCTTTGTCCTCTCGATGGGGTATGCCATTTATCAGTACATGAACCAGCCGAAAATGCCGGATTTCAATCTAGGCTCGGCCGGGATGGATGAGGGTTCGCCCACGTACGGCTGGGACGGGGTGCAGACGATTCAGGAGGTCGGCGTGCCAGTTGCCGTAGTTTACGGAGAGCATCGCGTTGGCGGCAATATCATCAACCAGTTTCTCTGGGAAGATGGGGACAAGCACTATTTGAACGTGCTTTTGGCTGTCTGCGAGGGCGAGATCGAATCGATAGAAAGTATTGAGCTTAACAATAACCCCATCGACAACTTCGAAGGCGTTGCGGTCAACAAGCGTTTCGGAACGAATTATCAGAGCACGATCCCGAACTTCGAGGATCTGCACAATATTTATCCGGTCAGCGCCAACCTTACACAAAACAATCCTTATATTTACACCACGGTCGATCTGGATGTCGAGGCGTTCGAAATTCACCTGCGGCTTAATAACGGCCTTTATCAGCAGAATTCCAGCTCCGGGGATATCCAGAGCTGGAGCGTTACATATCGGGTTGAATATAAAGAGCATTCTTCCGGGACGTATATCGATCTGGGCGAGACGACGATTTCGGCGCAGTCGCGTTCATCGGTCAGGCGCGTATTCCGCAAGGCGGGCCTTACCCCGGGCCAGTACGATATCCGCATCACCCGCACCAGCGAGGATAGTTCTCTTCAGCCGTTAAAGCAGGGCGACCTTCTTTTATTTCAGATCGATGAACTCAAGACAGATGATTTGAGCTATCCGAACACCGCGCTTCTAGGGCTTCAGCTTCTGGCTACCGACCAGCTTTCGGGATCCATGCCGAATATCACCTCGATTGTACAGGGACGGAAGGTTTCGGTTCCGGATGTCAGAAACGGTACGGATCCGGTTGCTTGGGATGATTATTACTGGGATGGGGCAGATTACCGTCTGCTTGCGGACGACACTTTGCTTTCATGGGACGGGGTGTCGTTTGCCCAGAGATATTCGGCGAATCCGGTCTGGTGCCTCAGGGATTTTATTATCAACAGCCGGTTCGGACTGGGCGAATTTATTGCATCGGAGAATTTGGATCATGCGTCGCTTCTTGAAATGTCTCAGTATTGCGAGGAGAGAGTTCCGGACGGGCAAGGCGGATATGAGAAACGATTCCGGATGGATGTTGTGATCGACAGTAACAACAAGGCGCTCGATGTCTTGATCCAGCTTTGCGCTACGTTCAACGCCATGCCGGTTTACAGCGCGGGCGGTCTGGCTTTTAAGATCGACCGGCCGACAACGCCGACACAGCTTTTCGGCATGGGCAGTATCGTCAAGGATACCTTCGCGCAGAGTTGGAAGACCTTGAAAGAGGTGCCGAACGTTATCGAGGTTCAGTTCACCGATAAAGAGAAAAATTATCAGCAGGAGACGATCGCGTATATCGATGAGGAGTTATTGGGATCAGGCGAACCGATGCGTAAGAGCCAGATCCGGCTTTTTACGACAAGGGGAAGTTATGCCATTCGCGCGGCGCGGTATGCCTTGAAGGTGGCGCGGTATATCAACCGCTCAGTGACGTTTAAGGCCGGGATCGATGCGGTGGCTTGTCAGGCAGGAGATGTTATCTCGATATCGCACGATGTTCCGCAGTGGGGATTTTCCGGCCGGGTGCAGGACGGCAGTACGGATGTGCTGGTCAAATTAGATCGCGCCATGTTCATTGAGGACGGCAAGTCCTACAAGATTCAGGTTCGCTTCGCGGACGATACGATCGAGGAGCGGCTTATCACATCGCCGACCGGAACGCATGCGGAGGTTTCGTGCGAGGCGTTTTCGCAGGATCCGCAGGGCTTCGATGTGTACGCGATAGGCGAAACAAACAAGGTCAAAAAGGATTTCAGGGTCGTATCGATCCAGCGCGAAGGCAAGAGCGAGGTTCTGATATCCGCGCTGGAATATAACGAAGCGGTTTACGATGATTCGGACATTATCCTGCCCCAGAACAACTATTCGTCTTTATCGAGCGAGATCCCGGCTGTCAGCAACCTCAGTCTGACCGAGTCGCTGGTCAAGAAGGCAGACGGAACGATCGAGAACGCGATCGATGTCTGGTTCGACCGCCCAGCCTATGTGGATCATTTCGTCAAGTCGTATGCCAAGGCAAAAATATATATCAGCGATGATGATGGTTTAAGCTGGCGCGCGCGGGGAGAAACCTCGGGAACGAATTTCAGGATCATCGGAGATATCGTTGACCACCAGACCTACAAGGTCAAGGTGACCTCGCTCGATTCCCTGAACGAAGAGAGTTCTCTTGCGACCGCGCCTGAAAGCACGATCACGATTGTCGGCAAATCGGCCCCGCCTTCGGATGTGCCGTCATTTCTGGTTAACCGCAACAGGGACATGCTTTATTTCGGCTGGACGCCTATTCCGGATGTGGATGTGTGGGGGTATGAGATCCGGCGCGGCCTTGATTGGGAAAGCGCGGAGTTCATCACGCTTCAGCAGGGGACGCATTACCTCACCAAGGATGTCAAACGCGGCATCGGCCAGCGGTATTGGATCAAGGCGATCGATACGTCCGGAAATTATTCTGTGAACGCAAAGGAGGCGGTGGTCACGATCACTGAGATTCCATTCAGGAATATTATCGCGGAGTATCAGGAACAGCCGCTTTGGGCAGGCGCGATGAATAACATTGAGAAGGAAGGCGAGTCGATCGTGATCACGGACGGGGTCATGTCCGGGACGTATACGACCCCGGTCAGGGATTTCGGCTATGTGGCCAGCGTCTATATCGGGATCGATGTGATCGTTTCGACCTCGCTGGGCAGGCGGTTTGACAGCGATGGGGTGACAAAGTTCAACGACAGTCCGTCTTACCGGTTTACCGGTCAGGAAACCCTGCGCGCGGCCGGTTTCCGGATCCGCACTTCTGAGGACAACATCACATGGAAAGATTGGGAGGATTACCAGCCCGGGGATTATTACTGCCGGTACTTTCAGATAGAACTCACGCTTTACCGCGAGAATATCGGCGATGAGATCACCTGTTCGACTTTTCAGTATTTCGGCGATCTGCCGGATGTCGATGATTATGGCAACGATACGGTTGTTTCGGCGGTTGATGGCAAACAGGTGTTTTTCGGCAAAACGTATCACGAAGAGCCGAGCGTTCATATTGAGATTCGAAGCGGTAGCGGTATCTATTCGCAGTTTACGGACAAAAGCATCACCGGCTTTACGGTGAAGCTGTATGACGCTCAAGGCGTGACACAGGCGGGCATGTTCGACTGGCACAGCCACGGGATTTAGGAGGCGCGATGGCTAAGGGATTGATTCCATACAAGGTGGTGATTGAGTTTGAGAACGGCGAGTTCTTGAACGGGGTCATTTTATATAAGGTCAATGACGGGGGCGAGATCAGCCGCTTGAGAAGCATCGGCATAAAAGACGCGGCGTTTAATAAATCGACTTTGAACGGTGTGTTGCAGAAGTTTATCAAGCACGCGAACCAGTCGGAAGGAGTAATCGATGGACAAGTTGATCTGTAGCAGATGCAAGAAAGAAATACCGGACGACATGGCGTATGTGTCGGTCAAGGGCGAGATTATTTTACGCATGCCGAAAAGGAAACCGATTGTTTTTACCTGCGCGGAGCAGGCGGAGAATTATGCCCGGCAGATGACGCTACACGATGTTTGCTGGATTCAGATGCTACGCGAGCATGGCATCGAGCTTCACGACATGAACGCGGTTGCCGAGACGTATCAGAAAAGAGAGGTGGGCGATGGCTTGGGACAAGACTAAACCGGAAAACGACATGCTGTTGATTAATTTTCCTCCGGCGTGCCGGGCCAACTGGGAGGCGCTGGAGCTTTTGACGGACCCCGCGCTTCAGATAACCAACGACAAGGTTTCCCCGGGTGCCGGTATCGAGGATACGAAGCTGGCGCAGATAACCTCGGCCAGCAAGGTGAGCGGTACGGCTTTGACAGGTCTTGCAAGCGTGCCAGCGGCCGCGGGT